ATTAGTTGGATAGAAACACACTGTTTTCACACAGAGGGGCCGCTTGCACCAAATCCGCTGAAGCTGGAAGTATGGCAGAAGGCAATGGTGTCTGCAATCTTCGGTATCGTAGACAAAACCGGTAACCGGCAGTTCCGCGAGGTGCTGCTTGTGGTTGCCAGGAAAAACGGCAAATCATTGTTGGCGTCCAGCATAGGCAATCACACATGGCGCGTTGATGGTGGATATGGTGCCAGAGTATTCTGCATAGCACCGAAATTTGATCAGGCAGATATTATTTATAACTGCATTTGGCAGATGGTTCAACTGGATCCTGAATGGCAGGAACTGAAAAAGAAATCCCTGCAGAAGGATACACAGCACCGGAAGATCAATGATGATTCGATGCTTGCCAGGCATCGGCAGACGGATCTGGCTATTCCGGGGACAAACAGCACCGTCAAGAAGATTGCATTTAACAGCAAATCTTCCGATGGTTTCAACCCTTCGCTGACTATCTGCGATGAGGTAGCCGCGTGGCAGGGTGACAAGGGCTTGCGTCAGTATGAAGTAATGAAAAGTGCGATGGGTGCACGGCCCGAAGGGTTGCTGCTGTCATGCACAACGTCCGGTTATGTCAGTGATGGTATTTATGACGAGCTAATGAAACGGTCAACACGTTTCCTTCTGGGGGACTCCAAAGAGAAACGCTTGTTGCCGTTTTTATATATGATTGATGACATTGACAAGTGGAATGACATCAATGAACTGCGGAAGTCGAACCCGAACCTTGGGGTTTCGGTATCCGTTGATTATATGCTTGAGGAAATAGCGGTTGCTGAAGGTTCCTTGAGCAAGAAAGCGGAATTCATCACAAAGTATTGCTGTATCAAACAGAACAGCAGCCTTGCATGGCTTCCGGCAAACGTAGTGGAGCAGGCATCCGGCGCGGGCCTGCGCCTTGAAGATTTCCGCAACAGCTACTGTGTCGGCGGCATTGACCTTTCACAGACCCGAGATCTGACGGCCTGTTGTGCCGTGATCGAGAAGGCCGGGGAACTGTACGTGTTCGCCAAGTTCTTCCTGCCTGCGGAGAGGATAGACGAAGCCACACAGCGCGATGGCGTGCCGTACAACATTTATATCCAGCGCGGCCTGCTGCAGCCTTCCGGTGACAATTTTGTGGATTATCATGATTGTTATAACTGGTTCGTGGAGCTGGTCGAAAAGTACCAGATATTTCCTCTGCAGGTAGGCTATGACAGATACAGCGCTCAGTACCTTGTCAAGGATCTGGAACAGTACGGCTTTCACATGGATGATGTTTACCAGGGTGAAAACCTGCATGGCGTCATCCAGGAAACGCAGGGCCTGCTTGAAGATAAAAAGATACACATTGGGGACAATGACCTGTTGAAAATGCATCTGCTCAATTCGGCTATAAAGATGTCAGTTGAGCGCGGACGCGGCAAGCTGATCAAGCTTAACCCGTCACTGCATATAGACGGCACAGCCGCCCTGCTGGATGCCATGTGTGTCAGGCAGAAGTGGTACGGCGAGATTGGCGAACAACTGAGAAACGAGGGATAGAAACATGGGTCTTTTGGACATCTTTTTGAAGAACAGGCCGAAGCCAAGAGGTGACTATACATCATTCGCGATGCTTAACGGAGATAAGCCGAGATTTACAAAATTTGGTTCGGACGTTTACCAGAGCGAGCTGGTCAGGGCGGCAATCGGCGCCAGAGCCACGCACATATCAAAGCTTAAGGTTGAGGTGATGGGAGCCGCACGGCCTGCCCTGCAGAACAAGCTGAAGCACGGCCCGAATCAGTTCCAGACATGGGCACAGTTTATGTACCGGCTGAGCACCATTCTTGACGTTCACAACACGGCTTTCATTGTTCCAGTTTATGATGACTACGGCGAGATATCCGGCATCTTTGTACCACTGCCGGAACGGTGCGAGATAGTCCAGTATGACGGCGTGCCATATCTGCGGTATGAATTCAGCTGGAAGGCAAAAGCAGCGGTTGAACTGGTCTATTGCGGCATCATGACCAAATACCAGTATAAGAATGATTTCTTCGGCGAGAGTAACAAAGCACTGCTGCCGACAATGGATCTGATCCATATTCAGAATCAGGGTATCAAAGAAGGCGTGGAAAGCGCCGCAAGCTATCGTTTCATGGCAAGGGTCAACAACTTCAGCAAAGCTGAGGATCTTGCCAAAGAGCGCAGGCGCTTCACCGAGGAAAACTTCAGCCGGGATGCCAAGGGCGGCGGCCTGCTTCTGTTCCCAAACACGTACACCGATCTGAAGCAGATCGAGGTCAAGCCGTGGATGATCGATGCTGAGCAAATGAAGGTCATCCGGGATAATGTCTATGAGTATTTCGGCGTGAACGAAGACGTGCTGACGAACAAAGCTTTCGGCGATGCGTGGAGCGCTTTTTATGAGGGGGCCGTGGAGCCGTTTGCAATCCAGTTTTCAGAGGTCATGACCAAGATGCTGTTTACGCTCAGAGAGCAGAGCCAGGGCAACAAAGTCATGGCATCGGCGAACAGATTACAATACCTTTCCAACACTGAGAAACTGAACGTCAGCAGTCAGATGCTGGATCGGGGTATCATGAGCATCAACGATGTCCGGGAGATCTGGAACCTGCCGCCGGTTGAAGGCGGTGACGTCCGGGTGATCCGGGGCGAATACTATAGCACAGATGACAGAATTGCAGGGGGTGAAGATAATGCCGAAGGAAATCAGGGCGTTTGAATTTGATGTCCGTGCAGAAGAAAATGAAGCGCATGGGCATTATCTGACAGGCCAACCGATTGTGGTAGGCGAAAGAACCAACATGGGTTGGTATGACGAAATCATAGATGATGGAGCATTGACGGACACCGATTTGAAGGATGTCCGTTTTTTGGTGAACCATAACACCGATATGATACCGCTGGCGCGAAGCCGGAACAACAACACCAACAGCACAATGCAGCTTGAGGTTGTGCCGGGGGCCGGGTTGTCAATCAGGGTGGATCTGGACACCGAAAACAATGCTGACGCCAAATCATTGTATTCAGCGGTGGGACGCGGTGACATAACCGGAATGTCATTTATGTTCATCACCGATGGAGATAGCTGGGAAGATCTGAACACAGACCATCCGACAAGGCACATCAGAAGCATCAAGCAGGTGCTTGAGGTGTCTGCGGTAACCTTCCCGGCATACAGCGCAACATCAATACAGCAAAGGGGCCTTGCGGATGCACTGGATAGTGCAAAAGCATCACTGGACAGTGCACGCGCCAAAGCAGAAGAGATCGAGCGCAGAAAACAGATTATTCGTATTTTGAGCGAGGTGTAACAATGGATATCAAAGAAATGACCATTGAACAGCTTGAAGAGCGCAGAACCGCCATTGTTGCGGAGCTGGACAGCCCTGAAGCAGACCTTGACGCGCTGGAGAGTGAAGCCAGGGCGATCAAGGAAGAACTGGAAACCAGAAAAGCTGATGCCGCCAGAAAGGCCGCGATCAGAGAGGATGTTGCATCCGGCAAGGGTGAAGTCATCCAGAAATTTGAAGCCCCGAAAGGAGACAGCGAAATGACCATTGAAGAGGTAAGAGCGTCCAAAGAATACATTGACGCTTATGCAAACTATATCAAAACAGGCCGTGACGAGGAATGCCGTTCTATCATTTCCGAGAACGCACCGGCATCTGTGACGGGTTCCGGCAAAGTTCCGGTTCCTACCTTCATCGAGGAAGGCATTAAGACGGCATGGGAAAATGACGCGATCATGTCCAGAGTCCGCAGAACATTCGTTCGCGGCAATCTGAAAGTCGCATTTGAGCGGTCTGCTGATCCGGCTGTGATCCATCAGGAAGGCACTAACGCGCCGGACGAAGAAACACTGACCCTTGGAATGGTCGAGCTGATCCCGGAGAACATCAAAAAGTGGATCACCATCACTGACGAAGCGCTGACAATGGGCGGCGAAGCATTCCTCAGATACGTCTACGATGAAATCACATACCAGATCGTGCGCAAAGCCGCCGCTGAAGGTATTGCTGACATCGTTGCCGCACCTGCCGCACATGGCGCTGCTGCCATCGGTGTTCCGGTTGTTTCCGGCGCTCCGTCCCTGACGATTGTGCCGACAGCCGCAGCCAATCTGACCGATGAAGCAAGCGACGTTGTTGTTGTGATGAACAGGCTGACCGAAGTGGAATTTCTTTCTGCTCAGGTTGGCGGCAGCTTTAATGTCGATCCGTTTGCAGGCCTGCCGCGCGTGTACACTTCCGCACTGAAAGCATACAGCGCAGCCACCACCGGTGAAACCTACGCTATCGTTGGTGACCTGTATGCTCTGCAGTACAACTTCCCGGAAGGTGACGGAATTGCCCTGAAGTACGATGACCTGAGCCTTGCGGAAAAGGATCTGGTTAAGATCGTAGGCCGCCAGTATGCCGCTCATGGCGTGACCGCACCGGGCAGACTTGTAAAGGTTAACAAAGCCTGATGAAAGTTGAACTTTTACGCGATGCACGGGTAACCTGCAAGGCCGGTGAAATCGTAGAGGTTTCGCCGGAATCTGCAGCGTTCCTCATTTCCATCGGTTCCGCGAGAGAAGTAAAAGCGGCAAAGCCGGAACCGAAGAAGACGGCAAAGAAATAAAGGGGGCATGAGCATGGCATTACTGGATAAAGTCAAACTGGCGTGCCGTGTCACGTCTGAAGCATATGACACGGAGCTGACAGATCTGATTGCAGCGGCGTTTGCAGACATGGGCATAACCGATATCAAAGCGGCAGTGCTTACGGAAACCGACACATTGCCACTTGTGGA